TGGCACGGTCACGCCCGAGATCGAGAAGCCCGCGATGGTCACGCTGAGGCCCGCCGCGCCCTCGGTGATGGCCGCCTTGCCGTCGGGTGGCTGCGCGGTCTCGGTGAGGAGGACCTGTCCCCCGGCGGCCTGCAGGGTCAGCGATTTGCGGATGGTGAGGAACTGGTTGACGTAGGTGCCCGCCGCGACCGAGACGGTGTCGCCCCACGCCGCCGCGTCGATGGCCGCCTGGATCGAGCCGCCCAGGGCCACGTTGATGGTGGTCATGTGTCCACTTCCTCCACGAATTCCCGCCGTAGGTTCGAGACCCCCGAGAGGCCGTCCCAGCGCACGATCACGATGTCCCCGTTGAGGAACAGGATGGTGCCCTCCCGTGTGCCGATGTCAGGCCAGATCCGAGCCCCCTCCAGGGTCAGCACGACCCTGTCGCTTCGTGTCATCTGCGGCCGCGCGACACATAGCCGGGGTGATCGAGCCAGAGCCGCAATCGCTCGGTCTCCAGCATGTCGCGCTGCACTCTGGCTTGTTCCGCCTGCCAGATTTTCTGGTCCATGTCCTGGTTGACGCAGGCCGCGAGGGGGAGAACGACAAGCAGGATGGCGCGCGTCATTCGTTGTCTCCCAGCTTGAAGTTGTTGGCGTCGCTGCGCGCGACCCAGGCCGCGTTCAGCAGCTTGTTGAGTGCGTCGGTGTGTCTGCCGCTGCGCATGAGTTCCACCGCCGACTCCATCGCCCGAGAGGCCCGCAGCAGTGCCTTGTGCGCCTCCCGCTCGGTGTCGGTCACTGGGGCTTCCGCTTCTTTCTGGCCTCGTCCTCTGCCTTGTAGCGCTCGTAGACCTTGGCGGTGATGTAGGGCAGCAGCGCCGCATGGGGCTCGGCCAGCACGATGCCGCGCATGACCAGCGCCAGCGCGCAGCACATCTCGGGCCGGGTGATGTTGTCCTCGGCCGCTTTCGTTAGCAGCGCCTGCGCGAATTCCATGGCCGCCTTGGTGTCCCCGGCTTTGAAGGCCGCGTCGACCGAGGCGTTGGTCCAGGTGTCGATGTACTCGTCATTCATCGTCGCAGTCCCCGATGCAGCGCTCCGCGATGGTGATGACGATGAACGGGACCAGCGCCCGGTGAAAGGTTGGCATGGGCATTGTCTGGGTCGCGGCCAGGGCCATTCCCAGGGCCGATATGACCTCGCAGAGCGGTTTCTTGTGACACAGTTCCAGGATGGCATCGGACAGCGCGTTGACCTTGTCCGTGTCGGCCGCCGTCACGGTCGCATCCGTCAGGGCCTCGACCAGTTCCATCGGATACTCGAAGTTCAGGATTTCATCGTCCATCGGTGGTGTGCCCATCCCTGCTACTCGGTGGGGATTACAGGCATCGCGATGCAGCGGCAATTGTAGACCTGTCCGGGGTGGCTCCGGGTGGTGCCGTCCGCCTCGCTCACGGGGGGATCCGACCACAGGAAGGTCTCGCCCCGCTTTGAGCGCGCGTCCAGCTTGGCGTGTGTGTCACGAACCCGCGCGTCCCTGGCGCTCAGCCAGTAGTAGCGGTCCGCGCCGATGAATTCCGCCCGCGCCTGGGTCAGCGTGGAGGCCGCCCGCGCCGTTTCAGTGCGCGCGATCAGCGTTGCCCGGTTTGTCAGCCAGCGCGCCGTGGCCGCCGGGTGTGCCTCGGCCAGCGCCTGCTTGATGTCCGACTCCCGCTCCGCGAAGCGCTCGCCCGTGACCAGCGCCTTGACCGACATTTCATGGACACGCTCGGAGGCGCTCTTGGGCAGGCTGGTGATCAACTCGACCTGTCGGGCCAGTATGTCGCCCATGGCCGCGCCCGTGGGGGCGGTGGACAGTTCCGTCTTGAGGCCCCGGCTCATGCGCAGTGAAAGACCACGCCAAGCGAAGATGTTGCGCCGGTTGGCCTCCTCGACCATGCGCTTGCCCACCGCGACGGCCCACGGGGTGATGGCGGCGGCGTACTTGGTCAGCGAGGCATTCAGCGCCGCGAGGCCCGGAGGCGACCAGTGCTCGGCGGGGGCGGGGGCGTGCGCGGTGACGATGGTATGGATCTGTTTGACCAGCCCGCGCAGCTTGGCCCCGTAGCTGCGCTCGGCCTTGAGCGCCCCGTGGAAGGCGTCCGATGCGCCCTTGTCCGATGCCATGGCCTACTTGTCGCCCCCGGTCTCCGACTGGGCGTGGTCGTCGCCTGGGCCATCGTCGGGGGCGGCCAGTCCTTGCTCGCCTTGCGCCAGCCCTTGCTCTCCCTGGGCCAGTTGTTGCTCCTGCATCTGCTTCTGTTGCTCGATGGTCTCCGGATCCCACGGGGGCGGGATGGCCTCGCTGTCCTCGATGTCCTCGTCCGAGATGACCGCGAACCGGCCGGTCAGGGTCGCCGCCGTGCGCAGTTCCTTCAAGGCCATGGTGGTGGAGTAGATGCCCGCCTCGTGCAGCTTGACCACGGTCTCCGCGTCGCGCGCCGCCATCTCCGATTTCTGGACCTCGTCCAGTTGCCACAGCGGCCCGAAGCTGAAATTCCAGTTCTTGGGCGGGGCCACGCCCAGCGAGGACCGCACGAGGACCTCGAAGATCTTGTGCATCGGGCGGCGAAGGCGTGCCTCCTGCAGCGCCCGGATCATGTCGTAGTAGAGACGGATGTCCGAGTCCCCGGTGGCGTTCATGCCCTGGGGTGACTGCCCGAACAGGCGTGTCAGCGGGATCCCGAGCGCGCCCGAGATCTGTTGCCCGAGGACCATCAGCGTGTCCGAGATGCCGCCGAAGGTGTAGGCGTGGGTCTCGAATTCATCCTCGGCGTCGATGACCGTCATGCCCTCGTTCGATTGCATGAGGCGCATCAGTTCCATGGATTTGACGAAGCCCTCCTGCATGGCCCCGCCGACGCCCACGAGGGCCCGGTAGCCCTTGACCTTCATGGTGCGGATGTAGGCGCGGTAGAGAAGCTGCGCCGCGCCCATGGTGCCGCTGTCGAACGCAAGCAGGCGGTCATAGAGCCGTTCCAGGACCGACATGCCCCAGCCGTTCTCCGCGATCCTCTGCCGGAACGGGAGCGTGGTCCCGTCCATGCGCATCACGCGGGAGTGGTGAATGTGCATCTTGGGCAAGTACGGCGAGGTCGCGACAACGTCATAGTGCATGGGCAGGCCGTAGTCCGGGCCGGGCTCGGTGATCTGCGTGGTGCCGGTGGGGGAGAGCATCCAGCGGTCGAGGACCAGGAAGCCCCGAAGCTGATCTTTCTTGATCCGGTCGACGTGCAATTCGGTCGACATGTCCTGGCCGTCGATCAGCATGACCATGACCGCGCCGCCATAGAGGCGTGACCAGCGGATGGTGTCCGCGAGGTTCTGCCACAAGCAGATATCGTTGATGGTGTTCTCGATCTGCGCGAGGTCGTCCGGGTCAATGTCCATGTCGAAGCTGACACGGGCTCGGGTCATGTCCTCGGCGACCACGTCGACCGCCGCGCCGACGATCCAGGATCCCCGATACGCCCATTCGAGAAGCTGCTGCATCCTCGTCACGGGGGTGAACTGGTAGCTGGTGCTGGACAGTTGGTTGCCGGTGCCCAGCCCGATGCGGGCCACGAAGTTCGCGACGTTGTCGGTGGTCAGCGTGCCCAGCCGTTCGTTCGAGGATCCGGCCGGGACGCGCACGCGGGCTCGCTCGGGTGGCGGGGCGGCGTATGGCAAGGGTGGCGTCGGCTCGCCTGGGGTCGGTGGCAGGCCCGAGAACGTGAAGCCCCCGGTGGGCGGGGGGATGGGTGGTTCGTCGCTGCCTGACATGGCGGCCTCCGTTCAGGGGGTCAGAGCAGCTTCGCCCACAGGTGCAGGCCGCCTTGCGCCACGCTCTGGAAGGCGCGGCTGGTGCTGTCCACGTCGTCGTCGTGTGGCAGCATGGGGAAGCCTTCGAGAAGCTGGAACCAGCGCTCGTTCCAGTCGCCCCGCATGACCAGCACGTTGCCTGCCTGGGCTTGCGCGGAGAAGGGTGAGAAGCGGGTGATCTTGTCGCCGGTCTCTGGGCTGGACTCGATTGGGAAGCCCGCCAGCATGCGTGTGAAGGCCGCCACCTGGGCCTTGCCCGCCTGCCCTGGATCCTGGGGGAGACCGACGTAGCAGGAGTAGCCGTCCTGGGTGGCGATGTTGAGAACCATCCTCTCGACCTCGGCCGGGCTGCCGCGCAGCCAGCGGTGGTCCATCACGAGGTAGCGGCCGTCGACCATGCGGCCGATCTTGGTCCCGGTGGTCCAGTCGGGGTCGTTGTCCGAGGTCTCCACGGTGGCCGCGAGGTCCCAGCCTCGGGCGGTGGCGGTGACCACGGGGGCGATGTCCACGACCTGAACCCAGGATCTGTTGAAGTACAGACCGGCCGATGGCCTGATTTTCCAGTTGCCGTTGAGTAGCCGCTCACGCTCCACGCCGGGGAGCATCATGAGGTTGCCGAGGTAGGCTGGATCCGCGCGCATGAGCGCCGGGTTGTCCTCCAGCTTGGCCGCGACGAAGGTCAGGCTCTTGACCGCCTCGGGTGGCATGCCGGTGGCCCTGACCGCCTCGGCTCGGGTGTCATACCACACCAGGGCTTCCTCGGCCCCGCGCACGAAGTAACGGACCACGCCCGAGCGCTCCGGGATGGGGTAGCCGGTCCTCTGATCAATCCACCATGCGATGAGGTCCGCGACCCATGAACCGGCGTCCGCGTTGCACGTGGCCCGCACGTAGGGGCGGATGCCGGTGGCCGAGCGGTTGCGGGAGAGCATGTAGAAGAACTGGTGCCGGGTGAACGTGGTCAACTCGTCGAAGCACAGCAGCGGCACTTGCGAGCCGTGCCAGTCCAGCACGGTGCTGTCGTACTCGAGGTGGGCCAGCTTGATGGTGCCCGCGCCGGGCCAGCGCCATTCCAGCACGTGGTTGATGGGGACGCCGTCCGCGTAGGGATACAGCTTCGCCGACTCGCCCCACAGCCCGCCGGGCTTGCGGAGGTCGGTGGTGTTGCGCCGGAAC